TATTTTAATACAAAAATAAAAAAGTTTCAGCCCATACAACAAAAATAATTAATAAACAAATAAAAAGAACAAAAATATTAATTTGTTAGCTTAGTGTACAAACAACACAAAGTAAGTGTACAAACAACACTAAGGGGGGGTAAGGTAGGGGAGGAGGTATGAATCGGGGCAGGTCAATGGCAGTTTCAAGGCAGTTTCAGTATAAAAAATTATCTCGGCAAATGGCAGTTTCAACAGGTAAAAAAAAATGGGAAGCAGTTTCAACACCACCTCCCATTACAAAACAAAATTCAAAATTCAAAAAAACAAGTATTATGCACTAACATAATATCTTTTACCTTTGGTTCTAAGCCAAAGTAATCTATTCAATGGCACACTTCTGTATGCATTCTTATTCATATCGTAAACATTGATTAAATCGTAGTCAGCAGGATTGTATCGTTGACCCTTTCCTGTAAGACCTTTGCTTACGTTAAATCTAGCCAACATAACACGCTTAGTGCCATCCTTCTTGATGAACTCAAGAGAGAACATTCTGTTGTCTTTTTGCATTTTATTCAGTAGGTGCTTTGCTTCTTTTTTACTTATCATCTTAATGTAATTAAATTCGTTATCGTTTAGTTTGTTTATCATTGGAGTATCGAAGTACCCCCTAGTACCCCCCTTACTACCCCCTGTATCCGTAATACCTGACAAAGATATATAATTTTTTTTAATAAAACAAAAGTTTTTTACTTATTATAGGTTTTCCCTCGTAAAATCATATTGATTATGGGTTGAGATACACCATATTTTACCGCTAATTTCGTTTGACTTATGCCACCTGCACTATATTCCTTGCGTATTTGCTCTGCTTCTGCAAGGGTGAACTTACGCTTGGCATATCCACCACCTCTCCTGTCCTTCCTATCGTATATATTAACACTCATTTTCCAATCTTTCTATCTCAAACTTGAGATGGTTAATAGTCTTTTTAATATCCTCGATATGTTTTGCCTTGTTATCCATACCCTGCTCTACCTTCTTACCTGCACGTAAAAGATATGTAACAGCAGTTCCAACATTGTACGATAAATTCCAATCCTCGACTACCTTACGTGCTTCATATCCATACACAGAGCCAATGTAATAGCTTGGTATTTTTCTCTCCTTAGCAGTTTCATTGAATAGCTTATTGTTTATTCTCTCTAATTCACTTTTGTTCGTAGTATCCATATTCCTTGTGTATTCGTAATAATATTTTGATTTCATAATTCATTATTAAAGTATTTGTCTATCGTATCTTTTGTGTGGTCAAAGCCTTTGCAACAGATGGCGTAATAACCCCTATTTAAAGCGTTCTGAATGAATAACTTTTGCTCCTTTGAGGGATAACACTTCTTGTCCTTTTTTAGCTCTATAAACAAGCCATTGTACTTCTCGTTTGGCTCGAATATAAGTAGGTCTGATACTCCCCTCAAATAGCCTGTACGCTTTGCCTTGAGCCTTTGTGAGTAGTGCCTTTGAAATTGCCCACCCATTGTAGCAGTGAGCAGAGTATTTGGATATTGCATCTTTACATATTCTACGATAGCTATCTGCACTCGTTCTTCTGTTAACTTCGGTTGCTCTGACATTTTCTAGTTCTTTGATTCTTTTCTCATAGTCAGCACATACTTCTTTAAGAATATCCATTCGAAACTCAATATCACTAACATCATCTTTTAAATCTTTGATTGCGAATATAAGATATAAAATAGAAATAAGCAAGAGTGTTATTATTATCGTTGTCATTTCAGTCGTTTAGCTTGATTAATAGTTTCGCCTATCATCTTCTGACTATCTCTATCCTTCTGATAATCAGTTAGTTGACGTTGTTGCCTTTTAAGGTTTGCCTTAGCTTTGTACTCCTTTAGCCAAATATTCCAATTACGGACATTGACAAAGCCACCACTATCAGAATGTCTTATACCCTGCTCGAAGGCAAACATAACCTCAGCCATCTCCATTGATGGGTAGAATCTTGATAGGTCATCTACTAGCAGTTTCGACATCATCACAATTTGTTCTGTATCAGGTTTCTGACCTAGCATCAGATAACACTTGCTTAGGGCATCTACACAATCAATATTGAGTTGTTCTCTATCGTTGGCAAATCTATACCATATTTGTCTAGTCTTATCCATTACATTACAATATTATCTCGTGTTTGCATTCTTCTCATATCAGCCTTATCGTAGCATACAAATCCTGTAATCATATAGTGCAGATTGTACTCATTGATTTTTCTGTGCTTCAATGTAGCATTCTCTCTCATTTCTTTTAAGTATTGCTTAGTGTATTCACTTGCTCTACTTCTATTCTTATTGTATTCGTTCCAAAATTCTTTAGTGTACTTATCCATTGTTGATTTGTGTTCTAGCTTGTTCCCAAGCGGTTAATACTTGTTTAGGTTGTGATACTTTTTGTTGTTGGGTAGTATTCTTTTCCCAAGTTCTTACAGATGCTTTCCAATCCTTCATTGCATTCTTACCTACTTTCCAACCGTTAGAAGAATAGTAGTCGTAAAACTTTTCAGCATCTACATCATTTTGCCTTTCATTGCAATAGTCAGCTACTTCTTCGATTGTTGGCTTTGCAAACCTCTTAACATTAACTTTAGCTTTAACTATATCTTTATCCTTATCTTTATTATTAAGGGTACTTTGTACCCCTTGTGAACCCTTCATATACCCTTCAAGGTTATATTTATCAAGTAGTGCAATTACTGATTTATGCACATTAGAATTAGGATTTAATTCACCATATTGGAAGTCAATAAATTCAGGAATAAACCACTTGTCACCATTGTCAAAGATAACTATCTTGTCTAAAAATGCCTGTGGCAACATATCGTATATTAGTTCTTCGCCTACTCTAATTGATGCCACCTCAATATCTACATCCCATATTCCTGCGTGATTGCAGTCATCTAATATGTAGAACCATAGTAGCTTATGTTGTGGTTTTAACTCCCTTAAAAAGCGTTTCTTCCACTTATCTGTATCTGTCATTCTCTTTGCCATTGTCTTAGTATAAGTTATCAGTTAATAATTCATAAACTAAATCAGAATCTTCGTTTAGTTCATCTAACTCCTCATCAGATAAATCTCTACCATCGTACTCTGCACTTGCAACGAAAGCATCGCAGTAGTCAGGATAATCTCTGTGGTCGATACCCTCAAAAGTTACATCGGTAAATAGTTTGTAATTAAATTTGCTTGTCATAATGTTTTTGTTTTAAATTAATACTGAAGCAAAGATAAGTAAACTTTTTTAATTAATAACAAACTTTTTTAAGTTTTTTTATCTCTACTCTAGCCATTATCTCAATATCATTGTAACTTCCTGCTCTTGGCTTACGACCTCCAAGACTAAAATTACCCTCAAGATTCTCAATTCTTTCATACACAATACCATCTTCAAATGCCCAACAGATTGCCACAGGCTTGTTGGTTTTCTTTTGATGTTTCTGTAAATCTACAAGTTTGCGTATAGCCACCTGCACAGTTAAGTTGTCATCTATATTTCTATTAGGACAACCCTTAACTTCCAATGAGCCTACAACAAATCCTTTCTTGTTCTTTAAGTCATAATCAACAGAAGCAAAATCTCCCCTGTCAATAGATATAAGGTCAAATGCGTGGCAAAATAAGTCACTTGCTTTCTTCTGCCTTTCTCTATCTTTAGCAGTTTCATACTTCATCAGATTCCTTGTATTTTAAATACTCATAAATTCTAGCCTTGCTTAAATTTAGTTTGTTTGCAATGTCTGCAACAGAATGACCTATGCTTTTTAAATGCTTACAATGTTCAGCAGTTGCAATGGTTTCTACCTTGACTAACTTTGTGTGTTCTTTTTCTTTACTATTCCAATTCATTTTGTTGTCTTATGGTTATCGTCTATATCAATAATAGAATGTGTGTAAGGACACAAGTCCTTAATCCTGCGTATATTGGCTCTTATCTCCTTTCTAATGGATTCAATCTCGGTTTTAGTGCTATCTATGCCGAGAGATGCGTTGAGGGCGGCATTGGCTTCTAATAGCTTATCCACCCTCGACACATACTTTCTTTTAGTATTCGATTTCACAATCAAATGCTTTAATTAACATTCTTACCTTAAAAGGGTAAGTCTGACTCGTTAACAGTTTCAGCAGGTTTCTCTGTCTTTGCACCACCGACATTTACCGCCCAAGCTAATATGTTATTATAATAGTTACCTTCATACAAGCGACCTCTGATGTCTATCTTACAAGTGATGTCAGTTCCAACCTTGATAGCATCTAGCTTATCAATATTGTCTTTTACCACTTCCATTTTGATTGATTGAGGATAATCTCCACCTGTATTTACTACAAATTCTCTTTTCTTGAAGCCACTCTTAAATTCTTTTGTATCAAAGATTGCTTCTAACTTTCCATTAATTTCCATTGTCTAATAATTTTAATTCATTTACTACTTGTTCAAGCCTGTCATCTAGCAGGTCTTTTTCTTTTTTTAAGAGGTCAAGTTCCTCTGATAGTGTTACTTCACTATTTTGTTCAAACACATAATCTCTAACCTTGATGTAGTTTGTTATCTCCATCTTATCAAACTCCAAAAAGTTTTTCATTTGTGTTATGTGGTGTATTACTGTTGCGTGATTCATACTAAACATCTTAGCTATTCCCATATAAGTTTCGCCATAATGTTTGCGAAGAAAATACAATACCATTCGTCTTGCACTTATGATTTCTCGCTTTCTGCTAACGCTAAATAACTCGTTCTCATTCACACCATAAATAGAGCATACCGCTTTCTTTAAGGCTTCCCTTCTCTCAATACTATTTAACATAGTTTATCATATTTAAAAGTTCAACATCGCCAACCTCTTGTTCCTTAAACTCATCAGCATCAGCCAATAGTTGTAAGTGCTTGAGCCTTAGCATTGTAGGGTTCTCTAGGTATTTAGTTACGCTAGTACCTTTTAATCCTGTTACTTCACTAAATCTACGTTTAGTCATTCCTGTGATTCTTACGAATTTCTCAAACTCGTTATTTGCTATCTTTGTCATAATTATTTATATTCTACGATTTCTAATTCTATTCCAAACTCTACTTTGTAGGTTTCTTTTATCCTGTCATTATCTTCCTTCATATACATATCTATGAAAGATTTTAATATTCCTATTGGCTTCTTGCCATCAGAAAGTTTGCCTATCTGATTTCTTGTGATTGAGAGTATTGCACCCTCTTTAGTCATTGCGTGTTTTCTTATTGCCATTTCTTAGACATTTTATCGAATTGTTCTCTTGGGTCTTTTGGTATGTAATCTATCTTTAGCTTGTTGATTAACTCATACGCTTCTTGATAGGTAAGATGTAGCAGACCGTTTTCTATATCTCTAATGTCATCTTGTTCGTATGGAACGCTTGTTAGCAAACCCTCAATAACTGCTATCTGTGCGTTACTGATAGGTTCACTAGCAAGTATTTCATCTATCCAATCCATTAGTCAGCCATTTCATCTTGACCATAAACTCCCTGCTCATAGAATCCTGTAAGCATTAGTACTGCTCTTGACTTGGCACGTTTCTCTGCCATAGCCACAGGAAACTTACCTGCAAGACCCATAGTGTTTTCTTTAGAACATTCGCCAAAAGATTCTACTCTACGTTGATTCTCTGACATCTCTGCGACACATCTAAGCACAACCCACTCTCGTTCCATAATGATTGGCTCATAGGCAATCTTAATTCCTCTGTTGCTGATAATCTTGTCAATTCCTGTTCGTGTGATAATAACAAAACCTCGCTTGTCTTTATACACATCTTCTTGCACTAGACCATTCTCTGTAAATAGTCTGCGTAAACTTTCTTTCTTAGTTTCTGTTTTAATTTCTGACATAATAATATTTATTAAAGGTTATTGATTAGTGTTCTTAATTCTTTTAAGCTACTTAGGGCTGATACTCTTGCACATATTCTGCCATCATACCATTCTTTTAGAATGTTGTTATCCATAAAGTCAACCTGTGACTTCTCATCGTTGGATAATAAAGTTTCAAATAATGATATTTTACTTTCTAAATAAAAAAGCACATCGCCTTTCTTTACCATTTCTACTTTTAATTCTTGTGACATAATAGTTTTGTTTTAATTAATAACTTCGACAAAGTTAGCAAATAAATTGAAACTACCAAAAATAATTTAATAAAAATGTAAAAAAAGTTTGCTTTACTAGAGTACAGATTATTCTTCTCCTAAGTGCATTGGGTAGGTAATTGGTAGTGTTCCGTTGTCTAAAACAACACCACAAGCAATTATAGAACGCTTAGTAAAGTTCTTAGCATATGCGAGTGCATACTGATTTGTGTTAGTTACACCACAACCTACCTGCATAGCAAAGTGTCTAGCAGTCTTAGTGCAATGCCAAGATACAGAACACTCCGTATGTATATGACCCTGTACTACTGATTTACCCCAATTTACCATTCTGTTGTGCGCACCTCTTGCTCCACTACTACCTGTTCCGTGAGTATAGATAACACCATCTTGCTCAAAGCTATCATCAAATGTCCAAGTAGGCACTTGTAAGGCTTCTGAGAGGTCTTTAAGCCATCTTTGTGATATTCCCATAGCTACCGCCTTACGAGAGATTATAGCATCGTGATTACCAATACAAACCCTTG